ACCGAGCGCATAGAATAGGGCAAACATCAAAAGTGACATACGTAGATTTAATGGCAGATCATACTATAGATGAGAAAATTGTCAAAGCTTTGAATGCTAAAATAGATTTGGCTAGTCAAGTTATGGGTGAAGACCCAAAGAAAATATTATTCGGCTAATGCTCTTTCGAGCAATACTTCGAGCCGTATCACTCGTTCTTTTATTTCTGGGATGTCTGATAATATTATTTTTTCTAGTTGCACTTGTTTTGACTCAACTGCTTGTAGTCGTGTTGACATCATTCCGTAGGTTGCACCTGCGGCTATTAAAATTAATCCGAACCAAATAATATTCTTTAAACTATTTTCCATACATTCCTCCGTAAGGTGGAAAGAAAGATCCTATACCAAAATTATTATTAAAACCACCAAAAGATGATTGATCCATGTTTCCTTGTCCTAAACTCATTATACCTTGTTCTATATTTTTTAATGTTCCAAGAATATCATCTTGATTAGGACCCATGAGCTGTTGTCCAACTCTGTTGTAAGGATTATTTGATGGAGGTAAGCCTGGTGTAAATTGTCCAGATTCAATTAATTGTTCTGGAGTATCTATTTGTCCTGGAAAAGGATCCATAGGTGTACCAAATCCAGGAGGTGGTGTAGGACCACCTATTGTTGCTAACTCTTGGCTCATTAATTCGTTTGGTGGTCTTTTAAATAAATCACCTTGTCCAATTGAATTAAGATAATTTTCAAAACCGCTGATATAAGTGCCAGACCCTTCCATATCTTTTCCTTTATAGTTAAACTTTTGAACATCCATTGTTGATGTAGGATTATAAAAATCAGAATCCATATATCCTCTTTGATATTCATCCATAGGATTTTTTGCACCACCTTTAATAGGATTAAGCTCTAGTAAACTAGGCGGTAAATTAGGTAATGTTGCATTACCCGTAAAAAAATCTGTATCAGCACCAGCTCTTGGCACATTACCAGCACCAGAGTTAGGAATTGTGTTACCTAAACCACCAGCTAAAGGATTTTGATATAAAGGTTCATCAATCACAATTAAAACCCAAAGTTACTTGCGCCCATCAACATGCCGTAGTCTCGATTGTTTAATGATGCAAGGCCTCCATTAGCAAAGTAACCAAAATCTGGAGTTCCACTACTAGCACCTCCTGATAAACCACCTACTAAATCATTTATTTCACTTAAACTTAAATTTGAATTTTGCGTCATTAAATCAGCTAAAGGATTAGGTCCTGATATTAAATCTTGGTAAAAAAGTTTGTTTCTAAAATCTTGGTTAGAAGTGTCAGTTGATGTGTTTAATAATGATGGGATCCCGTCTCTAAAACCAGAAAATGGTCGTCTTTGAGACATCATAGGGTCTGGTATATTTCCATAATCATAAATAGAATCTTTAGGTAATTGAGCTAATTTATTTTTTCTGTATGCATCATATTCTGCTTGTGACATATTTAAAAAGTCATCACCAGGTTTACCAAGAGTATCAGGGCTTAATATATCTGCTCCTGCATCCATCATGTCTCCTACTTTTTCTTTCCCTGCTGAATAAGCAGTCCCTAATTTATCAAAAACATTATCTGCTAATCCTGTAAAAGCTTTTAACCCTTGTCCAACCAATGATCTTTCTGCTAGTGCTTCAGGAACAGTTGTCATAAACGCATTCAAGCCCGCTCCTTTTAACCCTGATTTTTTATAAATATCCATATTTTCTGGGCTTGCATCCATAAAATTTTGTATTGCTTGCTGATAAGCATTTGGTGTAGAGCCTTGATAAAAATCAGCAATGGCTCTTTGTTGTCCCGTCATGTCTGCGTAAGGAACGTCTCCTTTAGGAAATAAATATTTAAATTTATTTGTTAAATATTTTGGAATACCTGCTTGATTAGCAAGTGTTGATTTTTGATTAACAATATTTCTTAATTCTTGTTGAGGAGTTACAACATTGTTTCCTTGATTACCTGATTGTGAACCAGATCCTGTATAACCACTACCAAAAGGTTTAGTAATAACAGGATCCATCTTATTCGGATCATAAGAATCTCCTCCTGGTCCTCCTGGACCCATTTGATTACCACCAACTGCCATTATACTTGTCCTCGTAGTGCTAGAGCTGCATCTATATCACCTGATGCTAAAGCTGCTCTTTGCTGTTGATTCATTGGTCGGGGGTTCATGGCCATCGGAGAGGCACCCGCCATTATATTTTCATTACCCATGCTAGGAATTTCTGGCATATCAACTCGCTGTGTTGGCGCTGCTTGAGCAGACGCAATATTATCCATCGCTTGATCTTCAATTTGTCCTTGTACCATGCCGTCTAAATTAATTTTTTCTGATTCATTGTATCGTAAATTTGAATAGTCTTCTGCTGCACCAGGATTACCTACTGCACTCATTGAGTCTTGATAACCAGTACCAAGAAGCCAATCCATAAATCCTTCAGGGTTTTCTACAGCACCTTTGTATGTTTTAAATTCATCAGGAAACTCATCCATACGAGGAGAGCCTGATACTGTGTTGTAAAAGTCTTTTAAAATATTTACATATGCAGCTCTTTTTACTGTAAGAGAAGCACCTTCTTCAATCATTTGTGAATACCGTTTTAATACATTTGGTGAAGATAAAAAGTCTCCTGTAAATCTTGTTAATAAACCTGCAATAACAGGCATTGGTCCAAATGCTGCGGCTCCACCTAAACCAGCCGCGGCTCCAAAAGAAAATGTTTTTAACCCTGATCGAACACCACCTAACGCAAAACGTCTTTGAATTAATCTAAATGATTCAGGTATGTCTGCTTGTTCAATTTTTCTTGTTAAAGCTATTAGTTGGTCAATGTTATCTTTAACTACTTTAGAATTTTTACCTGTGAGTTCTAACATTTTTTCAAAACCTGGTTCGCCGTATCCTATATTTTGTAAAAACTTATCGGGATTAAGTGCATAATCAGTAACTTGAACTGTTTTTGTTCTACCAGCACCTATTGCAATTTCTTCTACAATATCAATTGGATTATCTAAACGAAGAGCGTTTTTAAATCCTTTGTCTATCCATGTTCGTACAACAGAATCATAGGCTGCTTCACCTACTAATTCTTTTAAATCTACCGCTGCTTGCGGTGTCATTTTATTTTTCATAACAATATTAAATAATTCATCAGAATAATTCCATCCTGGTAGCTCAGGTCCAGCAGAAAACATGTTCTCATCAATTAATTTAAATTTCTTTGCCTCTGGACTTTTATATAGTGGTGACATTTTAGCAAATACAGAGTTAGCTCTAAGTAAAGCTTTCTTTGCAGACTCGGCCGCAATCATTTCTTCTGCTGATAAACCCTGTCTCCATCCAGCAAAATTATTTAAATCTGTTGTTAAAGCTTTTCTTGCTTCTGCTAAAACATCAGAACCAGCAAAATTATTCATGCCTGTGTCTGCTTTCATTTTACCATATAGATTATTTAGTTGACGTTGAAATCCTCTAAGCTGCATTGGTGTGATGTATTGAGGAGCATTACCTAGTACATTGACAATAAAGTCTTCTACCTCATTTAATGCTGGTGAATACTCTGTGCCATCATCTAATGTTGTTTTGTATTGATTAATTCTATCTTGTAATAACTTACCAATATTTTTTGTATTTTGCGTTGAAATAAAAGGTTTTGATATTTTTTCAGAAGTTTTTTCAAAACTTTTATATAATAAATCATTAATGTAAGAAAATCTTTTGTATCTATCTTCTGCTGCTTTATGCATAAACATGCCAACATCTGTTAAATGTTGTATAGGAGCAAAACCATTTATTCTTATTTCTGCTTCAATTGCTTCATCTAAAGAGTTAAAGCCATTAGCTTTTAAATCTTTCATAAATGATGCTTTTTCTGTTTTGTTCATGAGTTTATACTGAGCCCTATAAAACTCTGTAGGATCACCAATTAACTCTGCTTGTTTACCCACTGCTTGTTGTGATTTAATTAAAGATTTAAGTTGTCTTTCTTTCATTATTGTACCAATTAATGGAAACACACCAACAACTTTACCAAAACCTTTAACAGCAGAGCCTAAGTTTTGTCCTGTAGCTGCAATAGAAATACCAATTGGTATACCATATTTTTCTGCTAGTTTTGACATTGCGGAACCATCTTGACCAAGGCCTAAAATTTTTCCTACAACAGGTCTAGCTGCTGTGAAAGCAGGTGCTAAACCTGCCGCCATTGTTGTAAACATAGCGCTATTTCTCATTTCTGCTAATGCTTGCATACCTGGATCTGCCTCATCAGAAGGTTGACCAAGGCCTCCTGCTGATCTTATTAAATCATTTATAAAATCATACGTCGCTGTACCAACACCACGGCCGAGTGCAGCACCTGTTACAACTCCTGCGCCGCCTGCCATTACTTTTTTATATACGGTACCTGGTATTTTTGCTGCTCCTGGCATAGCCATAGACGCTTCTGCTGCCATAGCGGGAAGTGAACCAAGAAGTTCGCCACCTAAAGCAAAGTCACCTTTTTCTGTTGGCAGAAAATCTGATACTGTTTCTCCAACGTTAACCAATTGTGCAAACGCATAATCTTTTGGTCTTCTAAATTTTTCAAATCCTCCAAATTGATCGGCAGGGTTTTCTTCTTTAAGTTTATCCATATATTTTTGAAACTTGTTGCCATAATAATTAATAGGGTCAGTATCTCTTTTACCCTCTTCAGTTATTTTGTATTGACCTATTGCATATTTCATAAAATTAGATTGATTAGCATTGTATGTGTCCATGCTAACAGGTGCTAATTTTTCAGCTTGTCTTTTTTGATTAACAAAATTTAAAACATTTTCAGCTTCAATATCATTACGTGGAACAAATAAACCTTCTTGAGATAGAGCAGGTTTGTCATCAACTACCTCTTCTACTTTTAAATAAAGTGGGTAATTTAAACCTGTTCTACTTGGTTCTATTGTAATCGTTTGATACCCTGGAGGGGTCATGTCATTTAAATCTGCCATATTAATTACTTCCTCCTAAATTTTCATTAAATGTTGGCGCACCACTTGAGCCGTCATCCGCTCCACCTAAACCTACTGATGAATCTGTTGGAACAAATTCACTTTGTATTGCTGATGAACTTATAACTATATCTTGTCCTGCTGTTTGACCAATAAAAGAATTGTAAGGAATATCTGATATTAAACCATCATATCCATCACCCAACTTTTTAAAAGCTAACAAGTCTGATTTTAATTTTCCTTCAATTTCTTCATACACAACTTGTAGTGAAGCTCTAATTGCATCGGAACCACTTAAATTATATAAATTTAATGACGCTTTTGCATTATCAATATCATCTTTGTTAAGTCTTCCTGAGTCTTTACGAGATCTTGCAAGAGCATAATAAATTGAATTTAATTTAACTTCATTCTTTGGTATTTCAGGATTAAAGAAAGCCCTATAAATTTCATATTCATCTGTTCCTTCACCTGCATCTGTTGTAAAGTTTTCAGCATTTTTATCCTTTGAATATTTAACGTAGTTTTCTTTTAAGTGGCTAATAACACCATTTTCAATTTTTTGAACTTGTCTGTCATAAGATTTTTGATCAATAACATTTTTTGCTTTCAGTGCATCCATAATATCAAACGCTGTTGATCCAACACTTTGTGTGAACTTTGTAAATAAACCAGGTATACCAATGATACCAGGGTCTAGCATAATAGATTGTTGAACTTCTCTAATAAACTTTAAGTTTTGTTTTGAGTTATTAATTTTACCTGCTAAATCCATGATAGGTTTAGCACCAGGATCAAAGTCACCTTTATTATTTAATGTAAAGTTTGTGACAATTGCATCTGGTCGCGCAACATATTTAAATGTACCCCCATCGTTAACAGGAAAAAAAGGAATAGGAATACCGTTAGCATCATTTTGTATGTACCCCATAGCAAACTTACCTGTTGCTTGATCAAATAAAACTTTACCATCTTTTTTATATTGTTCTTTTAATAAATCGTAATGTCTTTTCATTGCTTCAGTATCCGTGTCATATTGATAGTTGTAATACATTTTAGAAAGATCACGCATGTACGCTTTATTTTTTTGTGCTTCTTTAAAATTAAAACCAAAAGCTTCCATAATAATTTCACCTTGTAATGCTTTTGATGCATTTGCTGATGCTTGTTTTGTATCTAAAATATATTTTCTTCTCGCTGCATCTGCTGCTTTTTGTTCTGCAAGAAAAGTTGCTTGGTCTTTTCTCTCTCTACCTTTAATCGCTGCTAGGTCTTGAACGAACGCATCGCCTGCTCTTGCAATAGAGGGAGCTATTGTGCCCCCAGGTGTAGGTTGCATTAAAGCAAGACCTGCTCTTGCAAGGGCTAAATTTTTTTCAAAACCATAATTAGGAGCTTCTGCAGGTTCATCTGCGTATAACGCATCATATTCTGCAGCAATATCTGCTGTTGATCTTGTAGGTACAAGTTCTGCCATTGCTGCTTGATATGCTTTAGGATCTACTTGATCCCTTGTCAGTGCTAAAGCTTCCATAATACCTGTATCATCACCACCTAAAGGACCCGTGATCCGTGATTGTGGATACGAGATTACTCCCGCATCTGCTTCGACTGCTGATGCTTTTGGTTCTACCTGTTTACTAACATACCCTGTATCTTGAGGAGCGCCTGAAGATTCAAACTCACGTGCAGCATCATCACCAATGATACCAGGAACTCCGTAGTAAGCTCCTATCATTTTATCTTCTGTTTGTTTGTCTAGGTCATCAAATTTTTGATATTTATCAATAAACATTGATCTATTAAGAACACTATCTACCATGTTACCCTGTATTATACATTGCACCTATTCCGCCAAGACCTGCTAGACCTCCGCCGACCGCTGCTGCTAATGGATTAGTATATGGTAATGGCTGTTGACTCATAGACTGTTGAATTGATGGAGTTCCTGCTAAAATGTCAGCACCAAATTGAATTCTTTGTCTAGGTTCTAAGCTTTGCTGTCTTCTAAATCTAAAGTCTTCATCAAAAAGTGCTTGATCTCTAGTTCGTTGAGCTTGACCTACACCTAATAATGATTGAACACCTTGTTGTCCTAAACCAAATTGTTGTGCACCAAGATTACCAAATCCTAATGCTTGCGTTCCTGCTGTTTGACCAAGTTGACCATAAACAGGAGCCGCTTGTAGCTCTCTTGCTCTTGCTGACTCGCTTGTTCCTATTGCAGCTTGCTGTGCTTGCATGAAGTTCTTTGAAAGATCTTCAAAAACTCTTTTTGATTTTATGTCTTGTAAATTCTTTGCTAACTCTGCCTCTTGTACACCAAATCTTGCACCGCCAAAAGCTCCTGCTTTTTGTGCTTGAGTTGCAAGATTACTTTGTGCTTTTGCTGCTTGTTCATCTAATTGTTTTAATGCTTCTTGTGTAACGTTGGATTGATACTGATTCATGAAATCTTGAGTATTTGCTTGTGTGGGATCAAATTGTGATTGAGCTGCTGACAAAGAAGGTATGCCTAAAGCAGTTGTTCCCATAGCGGCACCAAGACCTGATGCTGCCTGTTGTATAAAAGGTTCAAAAGATGCTACACCTGTTTTTTGTCCTGTTAATGGGTCTACACCCATTTGTCGCGCTGCGGAAGAAAAAGCTGCTGCTTCTGTTGGTGCAAAACTTGCTATACCTCTTCTAGTCGGATCAACTCTTTGGTCTAAAAGACCTGGACTTTTTTTATCACCCGCTTTAGCACCAGGAGGTCCTGTAAATTCTGGATCATCTATCTCAGCTTGCGTATAAACTTCAGTTCCCCCATATAAAGCATCCAGAAGTCGCCTTCTGTAATCCTCCATGAAAGGAGCTTCTCTTTGTATCTGTGTTGATGTTTGATTTGTGGCCATTACGATACCCTTTTACCCATTTTAGCAAGTTTATCTTGTAATGCGTACATAAAGTCTGCACCTTTTTCTCTTGCTTCACTTGCATTTTTAGCACCCATCATAACGCCTGCACCGTTAACTGCATCCGTTCGTTGTACAAACTCGCCGTCACTTAACATTGCAGGAATTGAGTCACTTGTTTTTGTACCAGGTCCCTCTATCTGACCTGTTTTTCTTGAAAACGTTTCACCACCTTCAGCGTAGCCCATTACTCCTTGTCCTGTCATTGCTGAATATTGAAGAGGTTGTTCCATTGATTTTAATCCGTTAACTGGTTGTTGTCCCATCATACCGCCTTGTGCTTTAAATACTGGATTTAAATTCTGTATACGTCTTTCCTCTGGTGGTCTTTCAAATTGTCCACCATAAAGTTTATCGACAGCACTTTCATACTCACTTGCATCAGGAACGTATGCTTTATCTCTATCTTCTTTTGCCGCAAGGTAAGATAAGTATGCGGGTAAGCCTGTTGCTAATGCTTGCATACCAAAAGATGGTTTATCACCTCTATCCTCAAAAGCTTTTTTTCCAAGATCCATTAAAAAATTTCCACCTGATCTCGTTCTATCTGAAATTGTACGACCTATATCTGCCATGTTAGTGCCTGTTCTTTCAGCTATAAATTCTCTTGGTTTAAATCTATCAAGGATACTTGTTCCTGTACCGCCTTGACCTCTATATCCTGCTAAACCAGAAATACCTGCTGACAGCAGAGCGTCTTTTGGTTTGTTACCTGTAAGTAGTGAAGCAATACCTGAACCTATTGCTGATCCAAAACCACCTGGTATAATCGCATTACCAATAAACGGTGCTGCTATCTGCAACCCTTTTTCTAATATTCCTTTTAAACCTTTAAGCATAATCTCCTAATAACCTGCAATTTATGTGATTGTCGTATGCAAGGAGGCTGCCCTTGGATAAATAAGCCTATTTAATTATATATTTATAGGGAAAATATTGCTATATGACAATAGATATTTGCAAGTAGAAAGGAAAAGCATGGCAAAAAAGAAACAACAAACCGAACAAGTCTTAAAGTTTGATACTATTAGACCCTTTGGTCCTACAATAATGAGAGGCAGAATGCCTGATTTCATTACTAAAATGCTTGACGATAAAGCAACAGAAATGTTGACTGATAAAAAATTATCTAAAGAGTTTGATCACTCAGGTAACTTAGCAGGTAATGTTAAACAAGAAGTTCGTTTTCCACAAGACTGGATGAACACAGAAGAATTTTTACCAATGGTACAATTAATTGGAGAAATGGTTAAGAATTATATTTCTATACCACCAGCAAGTGAAACAATTAAACCAGAGTTTGTAGGTAAGATGGTCATTGAATCTATGTGGTCCGTGAGCCAGTGGGCGGGAGACTTCAATCCTTTTCACATACACGAAGGTCAACTATCTGGTGTGTGTTACTTACGAGTACCAAAAAGTTTACCAGAAGAATATGCTAAAGAAGATCATTACCCGACAGTAGGTGATATATGTTGGTTCAATGGTCAAGCTGCTACGTTCAGTGGACATAAACATCAAGAGTCACCAAAGGTCGGCGATATATTTTTGTTTCCAAATTGGTTAGCACATGGCGTCTATCCGTTTAGAACACCAAATGAAGAGAGAAGATCGGTATCTTTTAACTTACATTTAATTAAAAAAGACGAGCCACAGCCTCTAGAAAACTAATGCAACATCACAAAGAGACAAAGTTTGTCATGTATGTTGATGATTTTTTAGATATGGCTACATTAAAATCGCTTCAAGAAACATTTCAAAAAATAAATTATAGTGGGGTAAAAAACTCAGAAGGTAAACTTTATGGCCATAGACATACTTTTCCTAAAAGTTTTCATGATGATCCATTGCTTAAATTAATTAAACAATATTTCTTTCCACATAGAAATCTTGAACCAATATCCGTAAGTGCACATTTACGAGAAAATAACAAAGAACCTTTGTTTCATATTGATGATGATAAAGGTAATGTTGCTAACTTTCTTTTATTTGTAAAGGGAGAAACTTTACTTAACAATGGTACAGGTTTTATGAACAATAATCAATTATCTTCACACATTGGTTTTGTAGAAAACAGAGCATTGTTTTTTAATGGTATGAAAATACCACACTCAGATCTACAATCTTTTGGAGACAGCTCTAATAGATATACACTTAATATATTTTACAAAGAATTAAAATCAAATGGTCAAAATAAATAGATTACCTATTTTTACATCTGAAGTTTTTAGCTTTGAACTTCCAAATTTTGAAGAGTGGCAAAAACAAATAAAACAAATTGTCATGGTTGAAGATAACGCTATTCATGATTATTCAACAACCCCTAAAGAACAATGTAACGTTATGGCTAAAAGAACAGCTTGGAATTCCCATACTAGATATTCAGTTTTAAATTTGTTGTCTGAAGAAATAAAAAAACATATCAAAAAATTTGTTGATGAAGAAGGGTATAATATACCTGAATTAACGATAAAAGATTGTTGGATAAATTGGTATTCAAAAGATGAACACGCACAACCACATACACACAATGATTGCTTGTCTGTTGTGTTTTTTGTAGATGTTGAAAAAACAAACGCAAATTTATTTTTTCATAAAGATGATTATTTAGTGCTTATGAAAACATATGACATAGCAACTAATTTTTCCCACATAAAACAACTTGAAGCTAAAGACGGTACAGTAATTTTTTTTGACGGATCTATGCGTCACTCAGTAAGCGCTAACAAAACTGAAAACAAAAGAATAACTGTGGCTATAAATTTTTATGTTACATATAATTTACCGAGATGGACATAGATAAAATTCCAATGGTCCGTGTGACTTGGCTCGATGCCCGTGATACAGAGACAGGGTGGCTAGATATAAAAGAAGTGATGAGTGCTCCGTTAGCCGTGTGCCAAGAAGTAGGATGGATGATACATAATGGTGAAGAAAAAATAATTATTATGAGATCTTACAGTAAAGACAAAGATGACATTACAGGTGGTGGCGCTATTGCTATACCTAAAGGTTGGTTAAAGAAAATAGAATATTTAACAGTGAGTTATAGTGAGCAGTAAAATATTTATTGGTACGCCGTGTTATGGAGGCATGATTACGGCTGATTATTTTAAAAGCGTTTTACAACTAACAGCATTGGCAGCCACTAAAAAAATAGAATTACAATTTGGCACAATTGGTAATGAGTCATTAATTACAAGAGCTCGTAATACTTTAGTTCAATTATTCATGGATGAATCACAATACACTCATCTTTTATTTATTGATGCAGACATCGCTTTTAATCCTGAGTCAGTGTTTCGTATGTTAGATTTAGATGAGGATGTAGTAACAGGTGTGTATCCTCGTAAAACAATTGATTGGACAAAGGTTAAAAAAAGAGCACAAGAGAATCCAAACATATCAGAGGACGAACTTCATGCAGCATCTCTTCAATATAATTTAAATGTTAAAGACCCTAAAAAAGTTTTATCTAAAAAAGGTTTTATTGAAGTATTAGATGGCGCTACAGGTTTTATGTTAATAAAAAGAAACGTTTTTAAAAAAATGGCTCTAGCTTATCCTGAGTTAAAATTTATACCAGATCAACACATTGGTGCTCCACATGACAAAACCTTTAGTTATCATGACACGTCTAAGTGGAATTATACTTTTTTTGACACGATGATAGAGCCAGATACCAAAAGATATTTATCTGAAGATTATGCATTTTGTCGTTTATGGCAGAAAATAGGTGGTAAAATATATGCAGATATTGCAAGTGGTATGACTCATTATGGTAATTACTCATTTAAAGGCAACGTAGCGACTCAATTTGAAAAAAAATGAAAAAATATTATATTCTTGATAACGTTATTGACAGAACAGAAAATTTTAAAATTTATAACAATTTAGTTAATACACCCATGTGGAGTTTAAATAGGTGTTCTTCTGATACAAACAATTTAGAATCATCAATAAACAATTTTCCAGGAATGATTGTTGAACAAGATAGTCAAAGTTTTAACCCTTACCTGTCAGGTTATTTTCAATCTTTAACAAGCATTGTTAAAAATGTATTTCAAAATCAATATAATTTTAATTTGCCAAATAATATTTCTAGAATTCATTTAGGCGCAAAAAATGACAAGAGCGAAACACTTTTTCATCCTGATGTAGAAGACAGTCTATCATGGACAATTTTAGGTTTTTTGACTCCAGTTTGGAAAGCGGAATATGGGGGACATATAAACATAGAAGGTGAAGAAATTGAATATATTCCTGGGAGGTTTATTATTTTTAAGTCTAATATTTTACATAATGGCGGGTTTGTAAATAATAATAATTTAGATTATTGGAGAATTAGTCTAAATATAATTTTAAAATGAGTATTAAAATAATTGATGATGTTGTTCCAAAGGAAATGTTTGAATTAATTGCAGAACATTTTAGCAAAGGTATTTGGGACTTTACTAATCGATCTGAAGATAATGATTTAAATACAAGTTTTTCTGCAAATGATTATTGTAATCAAATTAATGCTTTAATAAAAAATAATGAATTGAATAAATCTAACATTGTTTATAATTTGTGGATTCATATAAACGAAAAATTACAAATAGAAAAAAATTATAAAAATAAATTAAAAAGAGTGTGGCTGAATGGAGGACCTCCTTTGTATGATCAGAAAATTCATTGTGATAGTCGTGACACTTTTTCAAAAGATCTTACAATAGTATGTTTTATACATTCTTACTGGAATACAACATGGGGTGGTGAGCTTTTAATTTATGATGTCAATCAAACAAGGGTAATTAATGGTGTTTTTCCCTTACCTAACAGAGTTATTATGTTTCCTTCCTACTTACCCCACAGAGCAGTTTCTGTGTCTAGAACAAGTTCAAGAATAAGAGTTTCAATAGCATTTCAATGTAAATATGATTATAATCTTTAATTTTAAGTAAAATAGGTTAAAATATTCTGTCATGAAATTAGTAGATTTAAAGTTCCAACCAGGCATTGATAAACAAGATACCGCTTACTCAGCGGGAGATCAACGTAAGTATGTTGACTCAAATCTTGTGCGTTTTCACTATGGAAAGCCTGAAAGATGGAAAGGTTGGACATATCTACCAGATCCAAACAAAACTGTCGTGGGCGTGGTTCGTGATACGCATAGCTGGATTGGTTTAGACGGAACCAGATACCTTGCTTTAGGCACTGATAGAAAACTATATTTATTCTCGGGTAGTGCTCTTTATGATATTACACCTATTAGAGAAACAGCAGCTTTAACTAATCCTTTTACAACAAATGGTACAACAACAGTTACAGTAACTGACGCAGACCATGGTGCTATTGAAGGGGACTTTGTAACCTTTGATTCTTTCTCTGCAATAGATGGTTTAGACATGAACAATGAGTTTGAAGTTACAACATACGTTGACGCTAATACTTATAAAGTAACACACACTAGCGCAGCTTCTGGATCTACATCTGGTGGAGGTGGCTCAGGCAATGCTAATTATCAAATTAATATTGGTGAAACTGCTTCAACTTTAGGATATGGATGGGGTACTGATACTTGGAACACTAGCACTTGGAACACTCCACGTACTTCTTCAAGTGTTACTATTTCTGCACGTACTTGGTCACTGGATAATTTTGGTGAAGATTTAATTGCTACAGTATTAAATGCTAGCACATATATTAAAGATATTTCTGGTGCAATAGACGCAAGAGCAACAGCTTTATCAAATGCTCCTACTGCATCAAGATTTAGTTTAGTGTCAACAGATACAAGACACTTAATGATTTTTGGCACAGAAACTACTATTGGTACACCAGCATCTCAAGACGATTTACTATTTAGATTTTCTGATCGAGAAGATGCTACAGATTATACACCAGTAGCTACAAATGAAGCTGGTTCACTACGTATATCTGATGGTTCTAGAATAGTAGGCGCTGTTAAATCATCAGGGCAAATATTAGTTTGGACAGATACATCACTTCATGGTGTTCAATTTGTTGGTACGCCTTTTACTTTTGGTCTTAGACAACTTGGTGCTAACTGTGGTTTAATAGGTCAACATGCAGCTATTGAAGTTAATGGTAGAGCATATTGGATGTCTGATAATTCTTTTTATATGTATGATGGTGTTGTCAAAAAAATGCCATGTTCTGTGCAAGACTACGTATTTGATGATCTTAGTTACACAAATAGAAATGATATTGCCTGTGGTATAAACACAGCTTTTAATGAAATTATTTGGTACTACCCTTCAGCAAGTGCTACAGCAATAGATAGAGGAGTTGCTTACAATTATTTAGAAAATACTTGGTATACTGTTAATCTTGGAAGAACAACATGGCTCGGTGCTTATGTGTATGAACAGCCAATTGCTACAGAATATAATGCAAGTTTAACAGCAAATGTATCAAATATACTAGGTCTAACAGCAGGAGCTTCTTATATTTATGAACATGAGTCAGGTAATAATCAAGCGGATGGCACAGCTATTTCTGCTTTTTTAACTACAGGATCTGTTGAAATTGCTGATGGCGACGAACTTATGTCAGTTAGTAGATTAGTTCCAGACTTTGATAATCTTGCTAATACAATGACAGCCACCCTAACACTTGAACAATATCCACAATCTGCAGCTAATGTAACTACAACAGGTTCTATTTCTAGTACAACAGAGAAAATTGATGTAAGAGGTAGAGGTAGAGCAGTTAAAATTAAATATGAAACTAACACAGTTGATGACACAGCTTGGAGACTTGGATCTACTAAGTTACAACTTAGACCAGATGGAAGAAGATAATGGCTAAAATAACAATTACACGACTACCAAATGCTACACCAGAATACAGTTCCAATCAGTTTGATCAAATGGTGCAGTTATTAGATCAAATTATTCTTTTACTTAACACAAACTACCAACAAGATTTAAAAGAAGAATCACAGTCGGAGGCTTTTTTCCTTGGCTAATACTTTTAAAAGCGCAATGGTGGATATTACCACAACAGGTCTAACAACTATTTTAACAGTTCCTACGGCTAATCCTGGTGCAACGCCACCAGTTATGCCTACTACGGATGTAGTAAAATCTCTTTTAATCTGCAATGACTCTGGGTCAACAACTTTAGTTGATGTTGAAGTTGTCCGAGGCGCTGCAACTTTTGAAATATTTAAAGCAAAGAGTGTTGCTACAAACACAACAACAGAATTATTGACTCAACCTTTAGTTCTGCAAGAAAGTGATGTTCTTAAAGTTCAAGCCAATGCTGCCAATCAGGTGCACATTATAGCAAGTTTTATGGAGGTCACGAAAGGACAACTCTGATTAACTTACATTCTCTATTTATTACTCCCTTATTTTCACTACAATTAAAAGGCCACGAGCATTTAGTCGACAACATCTATCAAATACGAAAGAATGACAAGAAAGGTATGCCACGGTCTAATATTGGTGGTTGGCACAGTGATGATGAAATACATAATATAAAAAAATTTAAACCTTTGGTTAGCGATATTCTTAAATATGCAAAAGATTGTTTTAATCACATGGACGTTAAAGATAATTATGCTCCTGAGATGACGGGTATGTGGGGTATGATAAACCCTCCAGGTTCACGAAACAATGTGCATACACACCCATATAATTATTTGTCAGGTGTATTTTATCTTAAAGCTCCCAAAAAGTGTGGAAATATTGTGTTTTTAGAGCCTAAACCACAGTCAGAGGTACTATCGCCCCCAAAAACAGATAAAGCCTCTATACACCTCGCTCACAGCGTACAATGGGAACCTGTTGAAAATTCCTTGATTTTTTTTCCTTCATGGTTACAACATGAAGTACAAACAAATAGTTCTAATGATGATAGAGTTATTATTAGTTTTAACATAAATTGGAGAAACGAAGATGCCGATAGTTGAACCTGCTGAATTACTGGGACATATAACAACAGAGGACGGAAGAAAAATTCCTCATTATAAAGTAAAAACAGAAACCACACTTACAAACGTAGATACAGGTGCTGAGTATAACTCAGAAGAAGAAGCTCAAGCTGATATTGATAACCCAGGAACATCTACAACTGCAGAAAAAATTAGAAGGGACGTAAAAGTATTTGCTCCTTCTTTAGCAGACATGTTAGGGGAAACTCCCAAGTAATTAACTTTTTTTAAAAACTCCGTTTACAAAAGAACAATTGTTGTATCCAAAGAAATCTGTGTATCTTGTATCAACTTGATATTTTTTATTTTTCATAAAGTTTTGTATTATTTCTTGTTTATTTTTATCATTATCTTCTACAATTAGATAATCGCCTTGTATCATTTTTTTATCAAAAAAATTAAGTATACCTTTTAAATTAACATGACAGTCTTCTATTATTAACCAAGGATGAGGACATTCTTTTATCTTAAAATTTTCTATATTTTCTAAATTAAATTTATAGTATTTAATTCCTTTAAATTTTTTTACAGGTTCAAATGTATCAAATGTAAGTATTTTAGAATTTAAATTATGTGATTTTAAAATATCTTGATACCAAATACAACTAGCTCCATCACCCGTGCCTAATTCAAAAATTGTTTTAGGTTTAACTTCTGTTAAAACAGCAGGATAAATTGAATAGTCATAACAAGTTTTATATAAAGGTATGTTTTTCCATTTTATAATTCTATCAAAAGAACCTTGTGAATATATAAAATTTTTAAAATCAACTGATTTATTTAATTTTCTTTCTTTTAAATTTACAAATCTAGATTGTGTAATATCTTTTACATACTCCTTTGGATTTTCAGAAAACTCACTTTCCCAATAAGTATTTAAACTATTGTGTTCATATTTAACAACTACAGGTTGTCCTTCAGATATTAATTTTTTTGTTTCATCGAAAAAAGATTTGCTATTATGTACTGAAAAAGGAATTAGTTCATTGTCCTTTACTAAATAAACTATCAATTTACTTTAAGCGCTACACGCTTCACATTCCATATCAGAGTCTAAACCTGTTACCATAACAGTTGCATCGGAGTTATGAGGCTTACCTTCAATTGTATGAATGTGAGGCACATTTCTGTGTTCTAATAATTCTTTTTGTAGTTTTTCGTTTTCTCTTTCCACTGCTAATAAACGTTCGTGGTAACGACTCACCTTATCAGCAAGGGTAGCTATAGCCTTCAATACT